TGATGATTTTAGTTATTTGCGACAAACAATTGACGATAAGAATGATTATGGAACATTTAGTTTGTCATTCGCTTACGTGATCACTAAAGAAGTCATCGAATCTATGGAAGTCATGGGTTATGATATTGAAGGTAACCCGGACACAGTTTTTGATATTGTGAGCATTGTTGAATCAATCAGAGCATTGTTTCATCGTGCTAGTAAACAAGATTATGCATATCAGGCAGTTGCTGATACGGTATTTGATATTGACGATCCTCGTGAAGCGCTGGACAACATTCTTGATGCCATACGAAAAGAACCATTTCCAGAATGAATATATAATTTTATGATAATGAAAAATAATGGAGTAAGTTATGATCTTAGTAGATCTTAATCAGGTGATGATTTCAAATCTGATGGCACAGATAGGTAATCATACTGATGCGAAACTGGACGAAAGTATGCTCAGGCATATGATCTTAAACACTCTTCGATTCAATCGAAACAAGTTTAACAAAGAGTTTGGAGAACTTGTTATTTGTGCTGATGATAGGAACTATTGGCGTAGGCGAATGTTCCCGTATTACAAAGCGGCACGAAAGAAAAGTCGTGAAGATTCAGAAATGGATTGGTCTGCAATATTCAACTCTCTTAACAAAATTCGTGAAGAGTTAAAAGAGTTCTTTCCCTACAAGGTTATTCAAATCGAAACTGCTGAGGCAGATGATATTATTGGTGCGATTGTTCACCTTGAAGGCCGTGAGTTAAATATCGGTGAACCTATCTTGATCCTATCAGGCGATAAGGACTACGTTCAATTGCACAAATATGCAAACGTAAAGCAGTATGATCCTACACGTAAGCGATGGATTCGCCACGAAAACCCTGATGAGTTCCTATACGAACATATCCTTAAGGGTGATGCATCTGATGGTGTGCCTAATGTGCTTTCCGCTGACAACTGTTTTGTAGTCAATACAAGACAAAAACCTGTCACAAAGAAACGCATTGCTGAATGGCGAACGCCTGAAAATCGCAATGAAGAAGTGCAACGTAACTTTAAGCGTAATGAAATGCTTATTGATTTGTCAATGATTCCCGAAGATATTAAAAATCAAGCAATTGATAAATACAATAGCGATGATGTAAATGATAGAAGTCAATTACTTAACTACTTCATCAAAAATAGATTACGACACTTAATGGAAAATATACAGGAATTTTAAAATGAATACTACAATAGGTCTTGCTGAAATTGTAAATGAGGCAATCAAAATCCAAAAGAAAGTTGATAAGGTCGCATATTTAAAGCAGAATAACTCGAGGGAATTAAGAGACATTTTTAAACTTATGTATGATAAGAGTTTAGAGTTTAATATCCCAAATACTGCGCCGCCTTACACGCCAACAGAGCATCCTGACACCTATGGTGCATTGTATCGTGAAGCAAGGAAGTTAAAGTATTTTGTAAAAGGTTATGGTGGCGATAATCTACCTCAGGCGAAACGTGAAAACATGTTTATTGAAATGCTTGAGAGTGTTCACCCAACAGATGCAGATTTGTTAATTAAAATGATTGCGCAAAAACCTTTAAAGGGTTTGCCGCCGTCTGTTATTAATGGATTGTGTCCAGGGTTAGTTCCTGAAAAAGAATCAACCAAAAGCAAAAAAGAAACAACGGAAGAGTAATACTTATGGCAAAGAATAAAGGATTTCGTGATTGGTACGAGGAATCAGAACCTTCTGAGAAATTTAAGAAAACTGATTCTAAGCGATACGACAAAAAGCGAAGCGATATTCAAAAAGCAAGAAAACAAAAAGCTAGGCAAAAAGATTCATATTTCGGGTAAAACCGGTTGACAATTTCGCTCAGTGTGTTATAATACATACTGAAATGAGAAATTAAGGAAAAATATGAAAAACAAAGTTATTCTAGTAGATTGTGATGGTGTTTTACTCGATTGGGAGTATTCATTTGATCAATGGATGAAAAGACACGGTTACGATATCGCTGTTGATGGTCCTTATCAAATGAAAGAGAAGTATGGCATGCCTGAAAAAGACATAAAACGTCTGATTCGCATGTTTAACGAAAGTGCGACAATTCGCAAACTTCCTCCTCTACGAGACGCTATCAAATACGTTAAAAAATTGCACGAAGAACATGGTTACATCTTCCATTGTGTTACAAGTTTGAGCAATGATCAATACGCTCAACACTTAAGAACAAAGAACCTAATTGAAATGTTTGGTCCTTCTGTGTTCGAAAAATACACTTATTTAGATACAGGTGCTGACAAAGACGAAGCACTTGCTGAGTATAAAGACACGCAATGTTATTGGGTTGAAGATAAGATCAAAAACGCTGAAGTCGGTTACGATTTAGGTTTGAGATCATTACTTGTTAAACATACTCACAACGAAGATTATTC